ATTTTCAATAATATGCACTCTCTTCATGGTGTTTGGAGATATTGTAATCGTACAAGCAGAATCAAGCGTTCCTGTATACTTAATATAGATAGCTCTAGCTTGATCTGTAGAGCCATCTGCAATCGTGCTTGCATGAGTATCGGCATTAGTAGTTATGGCTTCTGTACCAAAACCTAAAGCCTCTCCTATCAACTCAAGGTTTGTATTGGTAGCTGTTCCCCAAGTACCAGATCTTTCACCAGTTCCTATTTCTTCTAATCTTAAATTATTAACATATGTGCTCATTTTGTAATCCTTACGCTGCTATATCTGACCAAACATTACCGGGAGCAGGTATAATTCTATCCCAAACTAACACATTTCCTACAGATGCGCTAGCAGAAAGTCCTGTTAAATTAATGATTGTGCTTCCTGTTGCTGTGGTTGAATTTGTTGATGTTGTTCCTGCTACACCTGTAATACTAACTGTAATATTACCTTGACCTGTTGCAGAACCTACCGCAGGCGTTCCTGCTACACCTGTTACACTAATTACCTGATCTGTTTGTGGAGTTACTGAACCTACAGATGTTGTAGAACTAACACCTGTTAAGCTTACATCTATTCCTTGACCTTGTACAATAGTGGTAGAGCCAACAGCAGGGGTAGTTGCTACACCAGTTAGAGAAACATCTATATGTTGTGGGACGACAACAGACCCTACACCTGCGTTAGCTGTAACTCCTGTTACACCTAAGTTTTGATCTGTCTCAACAGAAACACTTCCTACTCCAGATGTTCCAACAAGACCTGTTAAATTAACCACTTGTGCTGTTTCAGCTAAAGCATTACCTACTGCACTTGTACCTGTAACTCCTGTTACAGAAACAGCAATATTTGGTATGGTTACACTTCCTACTGCTGATGTGCCTGCTACACCTGTTAAAGTAACAGACTTACTTATGGAGATAGAAACACTACCAACACCAGATGTTCCAACTACACCAGTAACTTCTAGTGGAATTGCACCATTCCACGTAGCTTGCCCCCAAGTTCCTCTACCCCAACCTGTTAAAAAATTAGTCAAGGAAAAACCTCTTTAGGCTATTCTGATTATAGCATTACTCGCATCAGCAGTTGGAAATACAATCTGAAAATCACCAGAGCTTGACGATTTATCAGAACCAAAATCTAAAACTAAAACAGCGTCCGTTGTGCTTGATCCACCAGCTGTTTGTGAATTATAGATAATAGCTCCTCTTGCTGTTATGGTTGATGAACCATATGTTTTGTCTGCAAAATCAGTAAAAGCTGTAGTAGAAGAGGAAGTAGGTGTAACATTTGTTAATGTTCCTCCACCTGCTGAATAATCTCCAGAGTTTCCTACTTCATTATTAGCAGAATAGTCTGTAACTGAAGCGTTCATTGTAGATCCACTCCCACCAAAACTACCTTGAGTTGGTTCCGCACTATTTGTAAATAGTGCAAGTTTAAATTGATCTTGTCCATTTGTAAAATCGTGTTTGCCTTGAAGGAGTTCTACCTTAAAAGACGTACACATAAAGTTTCCACTAAAAGCCATGTTATAATCTCCTTATTAGTTCGGCCAGTTTTGGATGTCCTGCATCCATAATTGCATTGTACACAGTTGTCCTATCACTATTAATAGCCTCTTTCATGTAATATGCAACTACTCTTTCTATATCTTTGGCGTAGGCTCTTGCTTGATCTCTTAAAACAGGATCTACATTATCCGATACAGATATTATTTTTTTAACACAAGTTTCAGCCACTTCTTCTGGAGTAAAACCTCTGTTATTAGTTGTTTTAACGCCAACAATAGGTCGATCTTTTGGTAAATCCATTTTTAGACTGAACATTATTGCTTACCTCTAATAACTTTTCCTATTCTATATTCTTCAGTAACTTCTTTTGCTTCTCCTAACATTTTAATACCAACTATAGCTTCTTGAAACTTTTGATTATACATAGCCATAACATCTTGTTCACCTTTCATAAAAGTATAAGCTTCTATCAAAGATCCATATAGTAAAGCTAACTCTGCATTTATGCTTAACCAAGTTGTTCCAGAATCATCTCCCGCTGTTAAACTTTGTGGTCTATAGTAATAATGCAGTTCTCCTGTATAAGAAGCATCTGGTGCAGGAGCTATTAAAAAATTTTCAATATCAAAAACACTATAGTATTTAGGAACTCCTTGTGTTGTTTCATTAGGAGTAAATGTCTGTAAAAAACTAGGTTCCTTAAAATCTACAAAAACTTTATTTTGATCTGTTGATCTAAAACTTAAAGAAAAAGGAGCCAAAAAATCAGAAGGACAAGCAAAGTATTGACTACCTTGTGTTATGGTTGCTATAGCGTTTTTTCTAAAAAGATTTAATTGAACATTTTTTAAAATACGTTCTTCAGAAAGTCTGATAAAAACAGATAAATTATTAACAAAAGTTGTCTCGTTATTTTCTGTGTAATCTTGAATAGCTGTTTTTAATTGTGCAAAAGTAAAGCTCATAATATCACACTATTGTTATATTCCCTACCATACTAGAGTGGTTTGTACATTGATAGACTAAAGAAGAATCACTTGGTTCATGTGGAACAATAAATTGAGTAAGCCCTGTAGTTGAATTGTAGTTTTCTGTAACACCTGTTGTAAAAGCTGAACCTCCATTAGATGTTCTAATTTGTAAAGGATGGCTACTTACATTTGCAGTATTATCGATAAGGTAAGTATGTCCTTTGTAAAAAGTAAAGTTTGGATTATCTCCAGAAGTAGCTCCCGGACCAGTAAAAGTGAAAGCAGAGGATCCATTAGTACCTGCTACATAAGTTGTAACAGGACCAGTTGTTTCATCATTAAGTCTAATCCAATTTCCTCCATGTGCGAAGTATAAACCTCCTGTCGCATGAACATGCCCTATAGCTCCATGATAGGTGCTTGCACTTGGTAAATCACTTAGATTAGCATAATAAAAAACAATTTTATTAGCACCAGAACTAACGTCAAAAAGACCTGCACTATCTATTATATCAGTTAAAACATTAGAACTATTACCTAATGCAGCATAGATCTCATTAAAGTTATCATTAATTTTATCAGCACCTACTCTTAGAGTATCCCCTGTTCCATCATTGGCACTGCTACCTATCCCTACACTTTGTTTTGCCATTTTCTATCCTTCATCAAAAGTATTTGTGGTTGCGTCTAATGTAATCGAAGTGCTATCAAAAGATGTAGCAGACGAAACAGTTACCGAACCAACAGAAGTAGTTGCTTGAACTCCTGTAACTATACCATCATTTTCTCCATTTACAAGTATTTGAACAGAACCTACCTGACCTAGTGCTTCAGTTTTACTTGTTGGAAAATAAGGTTGTGTCGGACTACCAACAGGATTATATCCATATGTAACATTTCTTTCGGCTTCTAAATTTGTTTCTGGTCTAGGATTTCTTAAAGTCTGAGGATCAACAATTCTTCTTTTTGGAAAAAGTTGTGGATGTTTTGGTTCAAACTCATCTACTCCTACTAAAAGGCCATTCCATTCCTTTTTCATATCCTTTAATCTGTATCTAAAACCAGACCTATCCGATATACCATAAGCTCTATTTCCTGATGCAAATCTAGCCAACTCTATAAAACCCTAAATCTGGACTAATCGTAGTAGAGGATCTATCTCTATCTTCTGTAGCCGCTCTCTGAAATTCTTCTTCATATACAGATTTTAAAAGTTGAACTCTTTCTGGTGCTCTTTTAATTGAAATGTAATAGGCTAAACCTGCAGCCAAACAGGGATAAAATCTAAAAGGAACTTCTAAAGTGTTTGTAAAAGTATCCGCATCATTCATTCTAGTTAAAGCATCATAAAAAATAACATCTGTACTATTTTCTGGAACAGGCCAAATTTTAAGATTTGGTGTAATTTGTCTATCTAAAAAAAACTGGCTTGGTCTACCTGTTGTAGTTTTATTTGGTATAGATAAATAAGAATCTCTACTTATTCTATCAACAGAAAAATAAGTATTATTTCTAACAACGGATAACGATAATATGTCTATTATATCGGTAGAAAGAGCATATTCTGCTGTTCCAGATGTTAAATTTTGTGTTCTTTGAACAATTGTCCATTGATTTAAACCTCTATTTGCCCAATCCAACAACATTAAATTTAAAGATCTTTTTGCAGTTTTTAAATCATATCCTGTTCTTACTTCTAAACCACAACGCTCAAAAGCTTCTTCGATGTATTCAGTTACGTCAAGTTCAAAATCTGTGCTTGCAGAAAGAGCCATTTTATTCTTCCAATTTTGATATTTTTACATTTGACCTTTTAATAAAATCTTCCCAAAGTGGTCTAATCATTTCATTATTAGCATTTACTTGAATAGCCATTACCTCTGTTCTTTTGTCAACAGATATTAAAGTAGCAACTATCCAAGCAATTGCCCCAAAACTACAAGAAATCGATAAACCTATTATGATTTCTCTGGTCATTATCCAAAAAATCCTGTGATAGAATCGATGTTTGTTAATGTTACATGACACTCATCATCAAAAATTATTCCATGATCAGGAATAGTTATTTGATTATCGTCTGAGGTATGAAATACCATAGACAACAATGTACTACCACCGCTTCCATTTTTAAATACAACAGCGGGAGAACCACTACCAGCTGTCTTAACATAGAAAGCTTTTAGTCTTGTTCTGCCACCTTGAAGTGTTCCTGTGGAAGTTGCTGTTTTAGCAAATATTGAAGCAGCCATAATCTACTCCTTTACTAAGCAGTTGGTGAGTCAGAGGAAATACCAAAAAATTTAAGAGATAATTCTCCACCAGCACCGGCGTTTCCAGATATAATAACCTCTACCTCATCAGCCGTTTCAGTAGCAGCAGTTGTTGCACCACCAGACATACCTAGTACACCATTACAAGGAAAAAATCCTTTAAAACCTGCTGAATTAATAGCTTCTGATATACCATCAACAAAACCATCAGTATCAGCATCTGTTCCTATATCAACTAAGTTAACTGCGTTTGCTGCAGCACTTGTAACTGTAATAGCAACACCCATTGGGATAAAGTTAGAAGGAATTCCAATAGAAGCTTCTTTATGACTTGTCCCTGTTGTTGCAATTGTAATTGTTGCAGTATAAGTAGATAAAGTCATTTCATTGGTTAAAGCTCCAGTAGTGGAGTTTTTAATAATATTTTTAAATCCATTTTCAGACCTAACTGGTCCACTAAAAGTTGTATTAGCCATTTTATATCTCCTGTCTTGGCAAATGTCAGCTTTCGCTGTCAGTGATATTTAATCTTACACTATTTTTTTCAAAAAAGAAAGGGGCGAATAAACGCCCCTTAGTTATTTAGGAGGATGTGCTATTACGCACCTGGTGAACCGAAAACACATCTTGGATCTGAAAAACCAAAAGAATATCTTTCTCTGGCTTTATATCTCATGTTTCCAGTATCAAAATCAGCTTCCATTTGAGTAGATAGTGGTACTCTTTCAAAATGTAGAAACCCTCTAGGAGCATCTGTCGTTAAGAAAAAAGCATCCGCATCTGTCAAAAAGTCATTAACAGTGTAGCCATCTGGAAGCATTCCCATTGATCTAAGTGCATTTGTATCGTTGTCAGCAGTACCTACTCTTAAATTAGATACCAATAATCTTTCAGCGACAAATTGCAATTGTCTAGGAACTACTAGTTTCATACCTCTTAGTGCCACTCTTAATCCACGCTCATCTACAAAACCAGCAATACTAATAAGAGCGTCTTCAAGAGAAGTTTCGTTCAAATCAGCAGCAGTGCTTGGCTCATTTGCAAATGTGCTTCCATTTGTTAATGGATGGTTTGTAGCACATAAAGCTACGCCATCACCACCAGCAGTAGCACCAGCAGTAAAAGCATTGTTAAGCACAGCAGCAGCTTTAACCTGCTTTGTATGTGCCATAGATCTAGCAAGAGCACGGGTGTATCTAGAGGATAATCTATCATATAAATTATCTTCCACTGCTTCTTCGGTGATAGAAAAAGCTAGTGCGATAGTTTCGTGGTTGTATCTTGCTGTGTAAGCTTCAGTAGCATCATCAAAATTAACTGATGATCCTTCTGATTTAGTAGGAGCAGAACCAAATCCGCTTAACATCACTTCTTCCTCAAAAGAACGATCTGATGATTCAGTAGTAAATATTTCTGCGTGTTGATTCTCGTACCTGTCATATTCCATGCCGAAAAGGGCATTAAGACCAGGTTCTAACTCCTTGGCGAGTTGTGCTCTGGATATAGCCATGTCTTAACCTCCTTATACGCCAGTGGTTGAAACTGTGCCACCAGCAATTGCACCGTTCGGTGAATTGAAGTGGTTATTCAACCTAACAACTACAGGGATACCAGCTGCAGTAAAATCAGCGTTTTCTGGATCTTCTTGCCAACCCATAATACGCAGATTCAACGTGTTCGTAGTAGCGATAGTGCTAACTGCTAAAGCAGCTGAAGACATTCCAGTTGTTGTTGAACCAGATGTTCCAGATGAAAAATTAGCATTAGCAAAAACATGACCACGAAGTGTTGCTTCACTGGTTAACGAAGCGTCTGATGATATTACAAATAATTGCATAGGATCATCATACACAATAGCCTTTACTGGATGATTTGAATCTGCTCCAGATCCGGGCCAATGATTAGAAAATGTAAGCTCACCAGTTACAGATGAAACGAATTCACAACCGTAAAATACACCTACCAATCCTACTGTGCCACCTGCTGCTGCACCGACTATATCAATAAAGCCTGTGCTTAGAGGTATTACAGGAGAGCCTTGATAAATGACATTTGTGTTGCCATTAGCTATCTCATACTTTGTGTATCCAGATGAACCTGTAGAATTAGAATTAGACCCCATTTTCGCTATAGGTCTAAGTCCGAAAGCACCATTAGCATTTGCCATTGGATAACTCCTTCTCTTCTATGGTTTACATTTATTCGGAGTCACGACCTCGCCCTCCGAAAGTTACACGACTTTGCCTTTTGTTTTCAATAGGCATTGAAGGATGCTGTTCCTTCATTAAGTCCTGATCAACAGCTTTCATCTGGTCACGGGTACGATCCCGGTAATATGCGTTTCTTTCCTCTGCTGTTTCTACAGGTATTCTTGCAAGCATTAAGCCACCTGTTCCAATCACTCCTGCGTGTTTACCATCTTCAATGGTTGCATAGTCACTATCAGGATATTCATCATGTCGGACGGGTTCCCAACCTTCACGTAATCTTGCGTGAACATTCATGGTATCTTCATCCCCTCTAATTTGAGTTCGTATCCATCTGTGTCTATACCCATCTTTAGGTGCGGGAGCATCTAATCGATTGGGTGGTGTCCAAGGTTTTCTTCTAGAGGTTTTTTCTCTAGTTTGTGTTGACCTATCTGTTCTATCTGCCATGTTCCTCAATCCTTTACATATTTGGCGTATTCTTCAAGAGGAACACCAAGCTTTTTTGCTATCGCAATCTGCGAAGGAGATAACTTGACGGTCCTGCGCCCTGATTTATTTGTGCGGGATGCAGAAGTATCAGCAGAAGCGACTCTGGTACTTCCCCCGTTTTTCCGAGCCGAGTTAAACTTGTGTGGAAACTCGGTACGAATTCTCGAATCAACCTCAGTATAGTACTCATCGCTTTGCGGGTCAAACCCTTCTTCTTCGACTAATTTACGATGAATACCAAAGGCTGCGTATGTCATAACCTCATCTTGCCCAAACCATTCATTTTTTTCTGCCCATTTTTCTGCTTTTGGATCTGGTTTTTGAGCCTGTGGTTGTGGTTGTGGTTGTGGTTGTGGTTGTGGTTGTGGTTGAGCCTGTGGTTGTGGTTGCTCAACTTGAACTTTATTTTGCTCTTGTCTTTGTTTAGCTAATCGATATCTTTCTTGCTCTATCGATATTTTTGATAAAGCTTCTTGTGCTTTAAACATTTTCTCTACATCACCTGCTTCATGTGCTTCTTTGTAAAGTTGTTTTGCACTTGATAATTGAGATTCTAATCTAGTACCATATTCATTTAAATAACCAGTATCTAAATTATTTAATCTATGCTTTAATTGATCATTTTCATTTTTTACTGTTTCTGCAAATCGAAGAGCTTCGTCTTTATTTCTTTCTTCTGTTCTATACTTTTCTGTAAGAGTTTTTATACGTTTTTGAACTCTTTTACTGTAATCATCTAACTCTTCTTCAGATTCTTTCTTCTCTTCTGAAACCACCACTTCAGTTTCAGTGGAAGAATTATCTGTTGTATTCCCATCCATCTTACTAGGGCTTTCCAACTTGACTTCAACTTCTTGACCCTCTTCTTCTTTTTCTATAGTTTCTACTTTTTCTTCTGCCATTTTTTACCTCAAACGTGCTTAATATCATCTGGTTCGAGAATAGTAGCGATCACTTCATCATCATTTAAGATGCGAACTTCTCCACCTTCTATTCTAAATCTAGATCCTGCATATCTACCTATACAGACCCATTCACCCTCTTTACACCAAGGTTTTGGATTATCTCCAAACTTATTTGGATCTTGATAAGCTAGTGGACCAATTTTCAACACATAAGCAACAACAGTAGCTAAAGCTTCTCTTTCTCTAATGTGATCTGGTATATGCAATCCTTTTTCAGTAGTAGCCTTTCCTTGATAGGGCATAACTAATAATCTCCAACCTGTAGGTTGAGGAAGTCTTTCAAGTAAAGGTTTTTCTAATAAAGTGGGATCTAAAACTTTGTTATTAGGATCTATGTAAGCATTGTTTAAGTCAGAGGACTTAGCCTTTTCTTCTTTTACTTTTTGCGCTACATGATCAGGAACGTAAAGTGTCTTCGTCATAGTCAGCGTTTCTCTCCAGCAAGGACTTGATTTCTTCTTTAGCAAAAGAGAGTCCTTGTGCCTCTCCTACTAATTGGCGATACTGCTCATGATTTTGTACGCCACCACTAATTAACAACGTAGAAATGTCTTCTTCACGTTGTTCTATCTTCTTATATAATGCTTTTGAAAAAATTACAACATCCATTTTAACAATTCCAAGCTCTTAATGACTTATTTATTCTGCTATTTGGATCTCTTCTTGTTTTTGCACTAGTTAATTTCTTTTTCATACCCTTCATTCTCGCACAAAAAGACTTTCTTCTTGCTGCGTCTTTTTTCGTTTTTGGCTTGGGAGCGGGTGGTTTTAAATTACCACCAGTAGCTCTATTATAAGAAGCTCTACCCTTGGCGTTTAATCCACCTTTAGGGTTTTTACCCTCTTTTCTTGTCCAAGCAGGACTTTTCTTTTTTCTAGGCATTTATCCTATATGCGGTTTTTGATTTGTTTTAACCATAACCGCTCCTCCATTTTTAAAACCTGTATTAGAATAACCCATTTTTTTAACAACATCAGGTCTTTCTTTAGCAAGTTTTTTAAGTCCAGGGTTATCGTCTGGTATTTTCTTCATGATTCATTCTCCTCTTCTGCATATAAATTATCAAAAGTTATTCTTGGATCAAGATAACTATTATGAATTTCTGCGGCATGAAGGTGTTGACTAGGTTTAAAATCAGGAGCACCTTCTCCTGTTTCCCATAAAGCAGGACTTGTTGCTCTCACCCTATTGTTAGGTAAAGCTACAATATTTCCTGTCCACTCTCCTGCATCTGTTAACTGCAACACATGACTTTGCTTGTGTTGTGCAGGATCATCTGCGATATGACTTTCTGTGTAATCCACAGTAAAAAGATACTTACCTTGATAAAATTCTCCATCAATTTTGCATAACCAAGGAGAAGAACTCACTCTTTCCATATTAATAACAGAGTGATTGTGTGAACTACAATCCCAAGGTTGAACTAAATGTGTTTCCATCATAACAGGCCACTCTTCTAGAGGGATGTCAGCAACTAAAGCAGTAATTGGCATTCTTGCCCACATAGCTCCTCCATGTATCGTATCCTCTGGTTCTCCATCTGGTTCGCATCCTGTAAAAACAATCTGAAAGCTTAAACATCTATCTGGTATTGTATTTACTGCGATAGCTAAACCATGAAGAAACTCTCCATGATATCTTTGGTGATTACACGTAAACTCTTTTCGCACCCAACACTTAAAGTGTGGAATGTTGCTTATTAAATAGGACATTAAGCTTTAGATACTTTATAACCCATTTTTCTAGCCATAGCTCTAAGTTGCGCTATTGTCATTTTTTTAGCACCACCTGCACTACCACCTTTAGTCATGACTCTACCACCATTACGATATCCTTTGGTCATAACTCTACCGCCATTTTTCATGCCTTTAGTCATAACTCTACCACCATTACGCATGCCTTTAGTCATAACTCTACCACCATTACGCATGCCTTTTGTTTTCATTTTTCTCATCATTTTTTCTTTCTCCTTTTCAATGATTTGACTCTTCTGGGTTTTCCCGCAGGTTGTCCGATTCTGTTTTTTTGTCGGATCCTGGATCTTCTCTCACTAGCAGTGAGTTCTGAAGCTGTTTTTGGGGTTTTAGAACTGACTCTCTTAGAGGGGCGACAATATGGAGTACCCCGTTTTTCACCCTTGCTACGGCCACACGCCTTCCCCGTTTTGACATCTTTCCAATCTTCCTTAAACCAACGCTTTAAAGCTAATCCTTCTTTTGTTTTTCTTACTGCCATTTTTTATCCAGCTTTTTTACTTTTATGTATTTTTTTCAATGATTCCTTCGCTCTTTTTGCGATTAATGCTTGTTCTTTTTTCCCAGATACTTTGGCTCTTTGCTCCATGACAGTAAGGATTTGAATTTTCCTAGCGTATGGTTTCTTAATGTTTTTAACTTTTCTAGCAGTTTCCCTAGCATCTGCAACGGTAGCATACTTAATTGATACAGTATCTTTAGGATTTTCATCGGTATATAATCTCCTTTTACTTCCTTTTGGTTTTTTGCCCGTACCTACTTTTGGATCTTTTGACATTTAAAAGATCCTCGTTGCTTTCCTTTTATTTTCTTGTACCTCTCCACAACCTGCAGCAACGAAAGCACCATTTTTAAATTTTTGCACAGGTAATCTTTTTGGATTATCTATAGCAGATATAATACCACCCTCTGCCTTTTTCACTGTTTTCTTTTTTTTCTTTTTTTTGCCACCAGTACCGTAGTTAGCCGCTCCTACCTTTCGGCATTTAGCTATTGCACCACTAGCATAGGCTGAAGGAAAAACTCTATATCTAGCTTTTACTTTATGATAACAAGCGTCTTTAGGCATTATTTCTTCCCTTTCGTATCTGTCTTGTTAAACTTGTCTACGCTGCGTAATGTTGCGATTCCTAACATCCCGGTTAAAATCGGCATCATTACCGACATATCAGCCTGTGGAATGTCTATTCCAAACCCTTGGCAAATCGGAGAAATTAGGTAATTCACCAGTAACGAAATCGCTCCGACCCACCCAATCATGGGTCTCCAGGACGATTGAAACCAATTTCCTTGTGCATCAGCTTTCAGAACCTCTAATTGAGCCATAATTACTTCATGACTTTGTTTTTCAGCCATTGTAGCTATTTCATGAGATAATTTTCTTTTAAGATCTTGGTCTGGAATAACCTTATCAAGAATATCACCTACAGGTTTAATGAAATTACTTAACAAACTCATTTTTTTCTCTTCACCCTAGTTTTAGCGGTATGCTTATTCTTGTATCTTGTTCTTTGATCTTTTTCTATCTTACTCAAAGATTTAGCTTGTTTTGCATGTAACTTTGAAGCCTTTTTTAGACCTCCGATAACTTTTTTTAAAGGTTTTGTATAATGTGGCATTATTCAAACATTTCCCTAATTTTTGTTGCACTATCTTTTTTAATTCTTTTTTTATTTCTATCATATATTTTTTTAGATTCAACTATTTGTGGAGATTTTCTTTGTTGTAACATTTCTCTTGCAACAGGATTTATTCTTTTAACTTGAGTAATTTTCATTTTGCTTGCACCGATAAATCATTACTTCTTTTACTATAAGCAGTGGCTCCCATAAAAACAGATACAACAGCTGCTTGACTAACAAAAAAAGTATTTAAAAAACCACTAAACATATTTATTCTTTCAGCCTCTATAAAAGGAGTCATTAAAATACCAACAAAAATAACCATAGAACCCATGGCTACCCAAGCCATTAATCGTTGTTGATCTTGCATTTTATCTAAATTATTATGAATTTCTCTTTTGTGCTCTAGCTCTTCCATTTTTTGAGCCATGGAAATCTCATTATCTGTTATTTCACCATCATTATCAATGTCTACATAATCCCAAGCACTTCCCTTCTGTAATTTTTTCTGTGTCATCTATGAAAGTTCCATCCCGGTTGAATAAAAAAAGTTTCTACCCATGCTAACAAAATGATAGCTAAAAGTATAGCTATTTTTACAATGCTATGTCTATCGTTCATTATAAAAAGTTCCATAGAATATAAACTGCCCCTAATGCTGCTCCGAGAGCAACTAACACGATAAAACCTATAGATAATATTTCAATTAGTTCTTCTTGTTGTTGTTTTTTAATCCGCATTCTTTCTTTTTCAGCTTCTTTTAACTCATCTATGCGTTTTTTTCTTTCTGCTAAAATACCTGCCCAAGTTCCATGTCCAAATCTTTGATCTACTAAAACAGATACATTATATAATTCTTCTGCAGCTAACTTAGCGTCTAAAACTTCGGTAGCCACGCTTGAAATACTTAATCTATTTTTATTAAATCTTTTCTTTTGAACTTCTTTTTCTGCATCAAGAAGATTATCTATATGACCTGCTATTTCTGAAATATCTTTACAAGTGTCAATATTCGATTTTATGAAGTCCACACTAGACTTCACCAATGCAATACCAGCAACGATTTCCCCAAAAACCATTTTACTTCCAAAAAGATTAGCGTTTTAAGAAAGGCGTGGATTACCCACGTTTTTGCATAGCTTCTCTCTGAACGGCTATGCGTTCTCTATTCACATCCGATCTCTCGTCCGCTATGTCTTCTTGGAGTTCGATCCTAGCAGCATCTGCTACAGCTTGTTGCTGAATTCTAGCACGTTCTATATCCATTCTCTCTTGGTCACTTACAGCTCTTCTTTGAGCTTCTGCGGCTTTTATTTGTAATTCTTGCTTCCTTATTTCAACAAGAGGATCTTGTTGACCTTGAGGAGGAGAAATACTAGCCATAAGTTCTTGAATAAGTTGTGCTTGTAATTGTGCAACTCTGTTTTCAATTTGCTCTGGAGTGAGCATTTGTGCTTGTTGAATTTGCTGTTGAGCCATCATAGGATCCATAGCTCCAGTTTGTGCAAGCATTTGTGCTTGTTGAGCTTGCATCTGTAACTCTTGCATTTCTGTTTGAACAATCATTCTAGCTTTAAAAGAAAGATGTTCAAAAATATGAGAATAAAATATACTCAATGCAGGAGGAGATGTTTGAACAAGAGTAGATTGCATAAGAGCTACGTGAGAAGCTATATGCGAATCATGATCTTGTTCGGGGAAAGCTTGAACTTTTTTGTTTTGTAAAATCATAGCATTTTCAATACTAGGATCTGTTGGTTGTGGTTGTGGCTCTGGTGGTAGTATTTGTTCAATGTTTTGTACTTCCAAAGCTTGATACATTCTCTGGTACGCCGCATGAAGATTGTGCATTTGCGGATTGGATTGAGCGAGTTGAAGTTGAGTTTGAGCTAGAGTGACTCGCTGCGCCATGGAGAAAATATTAGGGTCAGAAACAGGCAAAATATCGACCCTGCCATCAAAATCCTGCATTTTTACTTCAGCAGACGCACCAGATACCTCGTAAGGATAAATAGGAGGGAGATTTTCTGAAAATATCCTTGCGAGTAACCTAAATTCTGTTTTTTGAGAGTAATGAAGCCTTTTATGTATAGCAGACATGACTTTCATGCCACGCTCAAGCAACGCAACTGTTGTTCCAACAGGCATTTCTTGACTCATATTACTAATTTGTTGATCTGCAATCGAAACAAATCGTCTACCACCCTCAATTAAGGATCCTAACAACTGTGCAAGTGTTCCAGATGGTTCTTTAAAAGGTAATGGTATAATAGAATCTCTAATACTACCGCCAGGAGCGTCAATATCCCTAAATTCACCGGGTGAAAGAGGTTCATCATCATTTCTTATGCGAATTCCTCTTGCTTTAAAGCCAGATGGAAGGTTTGCAAGCGTTCCTGCATCAATTAATTGTCTTAAAATACTTGTTGCTGCTCTTCCTAACCCACCAATCATGTGAATAAGACCAAATCCATAAAAACCTAGACCGGGTAAGAACTTATAGTGAACAAAATACTGTCTTTTTTTCTTTGTTGGGTCATTTTGATCATAATTTCTAATAATTGAGAGTATTTTACCAGAACCATGATCAATTGTTACCACATAAGGTAGTTTTATACCTGTTGGCTCTCCATCTTGCCCTATATCCTCAAAACCTTCTATGTCTAAATCAGCATGAATCTCTAAAATAGAGTAATAATCATCTGAATATCCTTTAGAAAGACCCTCTAGTTCATTAATTTTATCTTTTATGGGGTCTTCTTCCCCTTCAGAAGAAGAAATGTCCTCATCTTTGAATATTCCTGCTACTTGTAGCTTTCTAACTTCATTCTCATCCATGCGTAAAACGTGCGTCACTCTTGGAGAAGTAGCTAAATCAGTAGCAGAATAAGGAATAATTAAGTCTTCAGAGGGAACAAATTTGGAAACAGCTCTATTTTTTGTTGTATCAAAGTATACTTTCTTAAAAGTAGATCCAGATAAAGGTAAATAAAACAACATTTGATCAGTATCGGGGTCAAACTCTTCCATAACTTCAGTAATCTGATAGTTCATGAATTCTTTGACTCTAGTAGCTTGACTTTGCTTTTCTGTCGTTTCAACGCCTAAAACTTTAGTGCGAACTGGACCACCCGCAGGTAGCATTTCTTTATACGCTTGTGCTTGAAACTGTGTTACTGATTCTGAAATCAAAGGATGCGTTACACCAGAAGCACCTTGAAAAGGCTCTGTTCTCTCTTGATACTGTATTCCAAGTAAATCTAATCCTTTTGTATAAGCTTCTCGCCACTCGGAACTTGATTCTAAGTCTTCTTCATACTTTCCTCGTAAATCTGAAGATATTTCCCCCAGAATGGAGTCACTTAAGACTTCAGCTAAATTGGCATCATGATTATATTCTTCTGTAGCTACTTCTACTGATTCTTCTAACATCCCCTGCAAAGCTTGAACAATGGCTCCACCTTGACCATCGTCAATAACTTCTGCGCCACCTTCAAATTCTTCAACTTGAGGAACTTCTATTTCTACCTCTGGTGCAGTTTCTTCTGCTGCGCCACCTTGCATAAATCCAGAATCAACATTTACCATACTTATTCCTTTCTTAGATAGCTCTAGGAAGCATTTGTGCCAAACTGCTTATTCCACCAAAAGCAGAACGCATTGCAGAGGGTGTCATTTGGGGTCGGTTTAGGTATTCTGTCAAATTACTGTAAGAAGACGCTGAGTTCATATCTTGTGTTAAAACACCCGGAATCATAGGAAAATATTTAGGTGTAGCGTTAAGGGAGTTATCACCATATCTTTCCATAGGATTCATAGGAAGTGCAGGACCATCTTGGGGTTCAAGAGGCCGTAGAGGCCGTGTCTGAGGTCGTGTCTGAGGTGAAAACATAGAAAGAAATCTATTCCTATTTTGTGCTTGAATAGGTCTAGCAACTTGCATACCCATTGGCTGATTCATTTCTAATTCTGGAAAGCTTTCTGAAACTAGTTGTTCTACCTTTTGACCAAAATCATTCAATTGAGTGTTTGTAGATTGATTTATCTGTGAACCTATGCCCATCAGTAAAGGTTGAATAAGACTAGCTATTCCCCTGCCACCAGTATTAAAAGGATTAAACATCATTAGTATATACCAGAGAACTTCTTACCATAGACAAGTCCACCTTGAGAAAAGCCTCTAGCTTTTCTTTCTTTGCTTTCAGAGTCAAATCCAGAGAACTTTTTCCTTGGATTTCTATCTATTCCCCCTAATACTGTTTCTGCAACTGTAGCAGGAGCTTCAAGATTTAACCTATAATAAAAATTACGGTCTGGATCCTTGATCTTATCAACTTGTCCTTGAGCAGTTATAGGATTTCCCTTTGCTTTATTTTCAGCCGTAGTTTGTGGATCCCTTTTCTTTTTCTTTGTTTTAGTTATCCCCAATCGCTCGTCTTTAGCAGAAGGTTTTTGTTTTACTATCTTAGGACCAAGGTTAAATAATGCACCCTCTTTCCCAAAATTTTCTTTAACATACTTTATTGCTTCGTTAAAAGAATCAGGATCTTCCATATCCTCTTCTGTTTGCTCTCTAACTTCTTTTAATACAAAGTTTAAAGTTTTACCGCTTTTATTCTTGTTAAGAAAATCAGCTATTCTTTTTATTTCAGATCTTGTTTTACTGTCTATACTTGGCATTAGTAATACTCCCTTTTTCTTGGATACCAGTTTTCATCTCTTTCGTCTTCACCTTCTAAATTGACAAAACCACCTTGTCTGAATCTTATCAAAGCCATGGTCATGCTGTCAACATAATCATCATGATCCCCATTTGGGAAAGCAGCGCATTCCTCTATCACTTCATCCGCAAAACTCTTTTCTGGCGACCAAACCATGCTTGCTTCAAACAAAGGTGCAACTGTGTGCATTCTTGTTATCTTATCACGTCCTTTGCCCGGTGTATAGTTCATAACTGGAATTCCTGCTCTTCTTAGTTCATCTGTCAATGGCGTACCTGATGCTTTAGCTTCAATAATCACCATATCTGGCTCCCAATACTCATATTCTTCCGCAGCTACAGCTTTTAATTCTGGAAAATTCCATCGTCCTCTTCGAGCATCCATAAGAATAACATGATCTGGACCACCCTCTTCTGGATTAAACACACCCCACGTTGTAATTGCACTATAATCAGCTGATTCTTTTTTTGAAAAAGCTGTATCGTAACTCTGCATAATATACTTAACTGGTGGTATTTTTTCTTTTTCCCACTTTTGCCACCATTCTTTTTTAACAATCGCACCCTCTGTAGCAGTGGGTTGTTGTTGCCATTGAGCATTCCATTTACCCACAGGTAAAGACGCTTTTACCTTCAATAAATCATCTTTATTCCAAAATTCAGGCCATAAAGGTTTATCAGAAGGCATAATCGCAGGAAACTCAATAACCTCCCACTTATCAGACATCGAATCTGAACCTTGCGCCTTGATCAATCGACCTGTTAAATCTTTCATACCCCAACGGGTCATAACAACGATAATCGAACCACCCGGTTGAAGACGTTGACGTGGACCAGATGTGTACCACTCAAAAGCATTTTCAAAGGCAGATTCAGATAAAGCATCCTGTTCGGAGTGCGGATCATCAATAATAAATAAATCCGCACCACGACCCGTAACAGCAGCACCCACACCCGCGGCAAAATATTCGCCCCCTTTACTTGTTTCCCAACGGCCCGCCGCCTTACTATCCGCTTTTAAATCTACCTTCGGAAAAATATCTTTAAATTTCGGTTCATCTATTAAATCTCTAACTTTTCTACCAAATCGTACCGCAAGTTCTGTGTTGTGCGTAGCTTGAATAATCTTTAACTTAGGGTTCCTTCCTAAAAACCAAGCGGGCATCAAGTAACTCGCAAATTCTGACTTACTATGTCTAGGCGGCATATTCACGATTAATCGCTTTAATTTACCTTGAGCTATCAACTCTAGCTTTTCAGCAATAACCCTGTGATGCCTACCCTCAATAAAATTCTCGTACACATGATGCACAAAAGGCATAAATTTGTCTTGTGCTTTCTCTCGAACTATAAGTTTTGTTTCTGCTTCCTTTAATGAAAGGATCTCTCTCAATACATCTTCGGGTACAGTTTCTAGGTTCATGGACATTGATTCTTAGAATAGACTACCTATCCCCTTACCACTAATTGCATCGCCCAAGATCCTTGCAAAAAAACCTTGTTCTTTCTTTTTCCTCTGTTCTAGGACATTGGCTAAATTTTGAAGCGAATCTTCAGACATATCCGATCCCTGCATCAACATTTCCGCAGGAGTTCTTTCGTTTGTTGCAGTTGTAAATTCTGTTGGATATCTTGATACTTCTGGTTTGCTGAAAAAATTTGGATTAACCGTGCTTGATAAAATATCGGTAGAATATTTTTTAGCAGCATCAGAAACATTTCCTTTATTTACATTTCCTTGTCCACCATTGTAGGCTTGTAACGCTTTAAAATAATCTCCATCATTTTTTTTAACTAGTGCCGCTAGATATTCTGCTCCGAATCTAAGGTTTTCATGAACATCATGACCTTTGCTCCAATCCATAGGTTTTACATTATATCCGGGTTTCTTAGCTGTAGATTCTAAAACTTGTGTTAAACCTTTTTCTCCTAATTTACCCGTGCTCGTAGGATCAAAGCTACTTTCTTTAAAAATTTGAGCAATAAAAACATCAGGTCTAATGCCATACTGTCTAGCGTATTGAACTGCTAGATTTTTTATTTGAGCAGTAGTCATCTCACTCATGGAACTAAACCCCTGTAATGGGGTCAACGTCAGAAGGAAGAGTATAAAAAGGATCCGCAGATGGAACATAATTTTTTGGCACTGGTGGTAAATAA